GTTTTCATCTATATGCAGATTAACAGTTGTCATTAACGCCTTGTAGTCATTTTGAGACAACATTTTGATATCAATTAAAAGCGCATCTTTGTTCTCATCATTGTAAAGATATACATCGTTTAACAACACTTCCCCGCTTGCTGTTTTTTTGACCCCATACTCCACCCTCAAATACGGCACATAGCCATTTTCATAGATTTTTAAAGACTCGCCTTTTAATAAGCTTGTCACGGAAGGGATTTCTTCTATATTCGTTAAAGTACAGTATTCCATATAAATACTATACTACATATGGCACATAATGTAAACATAAATATGTAAGCACAAATGCTAACAATTAAGAGAAGGATCTCTAAAGTGAATTACCTAAAAACCATTCAAAGTAACGTTTTAACAACACTTTTTAACAACAAAGCAACTCTTCCATCTCTTGAAGAGTTTAAAAATGCAGATCCTTTTCCTCACTGTGTGATTGATAACTTCTTATCCCAAGAAGCAGCTTTTGATCTTTATAATGAATTTCCTAGGCCTGATTCCGATTGGTATGAATATAACAACATTTTTGAGAAAAAAAGAGCCATCGATCGTATTGATAAAATGCCATCCCTCCACGCACTCGTTTGTAGCTTCTTTAATTCTTCTGTAATGATTCAACTTTTAGAAAACATCACTCAAATCAATGGCCTTATCCCAGACCCATGGCTCAGAGGGGGAGGTCTTCATCAAATCATGCAAGGTGGAAAATTAGACATTCATGCCGATTTTAATGTTCATCAATACTTAAAATTAGACAGACGATTAAATGTATTGTTATACCTCAACTATGATTGGAAAAAAGAATATGGCGGACATCTCGAACTATGGAACCATAACATGACTGAGTGTCGAAAAAGAATTTTACCCGTATTTAATAGACTTGTAATATTTGAAACAACAGACACCGCATACCATGGACACCCAGATCCAGTAACCTGTCCTGAGACGACATCCAGAAAGTCTTTGGCCTTTTATTATTACACCAATGGACGGCCACAGAGCGAATGGTCTGCACCTCATTCTACAAAGTTTGTAATGAGACCCACAGATCAAACGTCTAAAGAAATTGAAGAGTTAAGACAGAAAAGAAACCAAGGACGATTGAAATAATGTCAAGTTTTTCGACCAATAAACTTGACATACTAGGAGCTAAAATGAGCAAAAGAGTTTTGATAACAGGCATTGGCGGTTTTTCAGCCTCCCACACATGTGAACACATCCTTAAAAATACAGATTGGCAAATCGTAGGTATTGATAGCTTCAGACATAAAGGAGACTCTCTTCGCCTTGCAAGATTTTTCACGGATGAATATAAAAATAGACTAAAAGTAATCGCACACGACCTAGCCTGTCCTATCTCGGATAGAATGATTGAAGAAATCGGACCAATTGATTATGTTTTTGCAATAGCCTCAGATTCTCACGTAGAAAGATCCATCACTGACCCAGTACCGTTTGTAAAAAATAACGTAGCACTCTCCCTTGAAACATTTGAATACGCAAGAAAAGCAAAGCCAAAAGCAGTTATATTACAATCTACAGATGAAGTCTTTGGTCCAGCTCTTGCTCAAGACAAACACACTGAATGGATGTCTTTTAAACCGTCAAATCCATACGCCGCCAGTAAAGCCGCTCAAGATGCCATCGCATTTTCATACTGGAGAACTTACGGAGTTCCAGTCGTAATAAATCACGTTATGAATTTGATTGGGCAATACCAAGATAAAGAAAAGTTTGTTCCTATGGTAATTTCAAAAGTGCTAAAAGGAGAAACAGTTTCAATTCATGCAGACAAAGATAAAATTGGAACACGTATGTATCTTCATTGCAGAAATCTTGCCGATGCTCAAGTATTTTTGTTAAATAACATTACGCCTGAAATCTACACACATGATGTAACAAACTATCAAGAGCCATCAAGCTACAACATTGCAGGACTTGAAGAGGTAGACAACCTTACCATGGCTCAAAAAATAGCTGAATTTGTTGGAAAACCATTAAAATATGAATTAGTTAACAGCCATCAACAACGTCCTGGCCATGACCTCATGTATCGACTTGATTCTACAAAAATATCCAAGCTTGGCTGGAAAGCTCCTGTTCCTCTATGGCACTCAGTTCAACAAACTGTGGAATGGGCTTTAAAAAAGGAAAACAGGATATGGCTCATATGAACTATCCCTTTGTCTCCATCATCATCGTCACATACCTAGAATCTAATCAAAAATACTTAAATCTAGCACTTGAAAGCATTGAAAACCTCGACTATCCCAAAGAAAAAATGGAAGTGATTTTATGTTCAAGTGGCACCTATGAACCAATCTTTTTAGACCGACAAGTAAACATACATTCTCACATCAAAGAACAAAGGCATTATCCAGAAAGCATTAACCGTGGCGTTGAACTTGCCTCAAACAAAGCAGATCACTATTTTATTTTAAATGATGATGTCATCTTAACTAGAAATTCTTTAAAAGAATTAGTCGAAACCGCACAAGATCTAGAAGGTATATTTCAACCCATCTCAACTTGTGATAACCAATACCGATACTCTCTTCAGCTTTTTACCTTAAAAGAAAATCATCCCGTCTTTTTTGATAAACGCTTTTACAGATATGAAGACATGACTAAAGATTTGTGGAATACGGTTAAACATTCTTATTCAATCTATCCCAAAGGCCTGATCACTCAAGATTTTGTTGCCTTTTATGCTACTTTAATACCTAAAAAAGTTTGGGAAAAAGTCGGGACCTTGGACCCTAACTACAAAACAGGACAAGACGATATTGACTACTGCAAGCGTGCAAAGCAGCAAAACATCGGATCATTTGTCTGCTTATCCTCTTTTGTGTTTCACTTTGGAGGTGTTACAGCAGACCAAGTCTTAAACTGGGACATCAGACGCTACAATATCAATTACTTTGAACAAAAATGGGGACAAAAACTACTAACATGACAACAAACCTAATTGACCAAACGTTAGCTGAATATAAACAAGTAACCCCTGATATCTGTGAACACCTAGACACTTTAACTGAACTTGCAAAAGAATGTGATCACATCACAGAAATGGGCTTTCGATATGGCGCAAGCTCTTGTGCTTTTCTTAAAGCCAAACCTAAAAAACTAATAAGTTATGATCTTTCCATCCCACAAGAATGTAGACAGCTCTTTGAAGAATTACGTGGAGATACAACAGTTTATCTTATTCAAGCTGACACCCTGGGCATCATGATCGAAGACACTGACATGCTCTTTATTGATACCCTTCACACTTATCAACAATTAAAACGTGAACTACAACTTCACGGCAATAAAGCTCAAAAATACCTAGTCTTTCATGACACCGTAACCTTTGGCCACATCGGAGAAGATAAAAGTGAAAAAGGCCTCATGGATGCAGTCACAGAATTCTTAGAACAACATCATCACTGGACTATGCATAAACATTATGAAAACAATAACGGACTCTCTATTTTGAAGAGAGGCCAATAATGAAGAATGGTCCATACGAACTTGTTGTCGCGCCAAAAACTTATCCTGGCAAAAAATATCGAGGAAAATATGCCTATGAACATCATATCGTTTACTGGAGAAACTTCAATGTTGTTCCTGTAAAAGGAAAAGTTGTTCATCACAAAAATGGAAAGAAAAGAGACAACAGAATCTCTAATTTAGAATTAATTTCAGAACAAGAACACAGAATACATCACATAAAACCAGCAAAAACTATCGAGATCGAGTGTTGGGGATGTGAAAAGAAGTTTGTTATTACTCAGCGAGTATATCGTACAAGAAAAAGACAGACTAAAACCGGGCTTTATTGTGGAAAATCTTGTCAGGCTAAAACGCAGAATGCCATCGCAAAAACTGTTAAGCTGCTCCAACGGATTAATCCTTAACATCGTATTCAGCCTAAATTCAAACTCAGCCAAACTAGACTTTATCTTCTTGACTAAATACTCAATAATTATATCTAGTAAGGATGCATTTCGAATCTCAAAGTTGTAAAAAGGTTTCGCCCGGTCCTCAAAACCGGGCACTTCACTGATCAATGAAGATCAACACGAAGGATGTATATACATGGAAGACAAAAGACCCAAAGGCGCACCCTCCCTATTTAAACCAGAATACACACAAGACCTTATCGAATACTTTGATGTAGAACCATACAGAGTAGTCTTAAAGAAAATACCGACAAAACAAGGACATGTTGTTGAGATACCTATGGATGAGGCCAACGATTTCCCTACTCTCGCTGGTTTTGCGATTTCTATTGGCGTTCATAGAGACACTCTACACGAATGGTCCAAGGCTACAGACAAAAATGGAGAGCTTCTTTATCCACACTTTTCCGACGCATATAAAAAAGCTAAGGATTTTCAAGAAAGATATCTCCTTACAAATGGCCTTAAAAACCTTATAAACACGCCATGGGGCATCTTTATCGCTAAAAACGTATTAGGCTGGAGAGACAAACAACCAGACGAAGTCGATGTTGTAGTAAATAACAATCCAGAAATGTTAAAAGAAATGGCAGAAGAGCTAAGACGTATCGCTAAAAAGCCTAGCGAGGATTGAGGCGTGCTGTTTCGGGGGGATTGTTTAGAAAAGCTTAAGGATTTAGAAGACAACTCAATTGATTCAATCGTAACAGATCCGCCCTATGGGCTCTCATTCATGGGCAAGAAATGGGATTACGATGTTCCAAGTCGTGCTATATGGGAGGAGTGCTTACGGGTACTAAAACCAGGCGGCCACTTATTAGCATTCGGAGGAACGCGCACTTATCATAGACTAGTTGTTAATATTGAAGATGCAGGATTTGAAATTAGAGACCAGATTCAATGGCTCTATGGGAGTGGGTTTCCGAAATCACACAACATCAAAGAAGGTGAGTTTAAAGGTTGGGGCTCAGCTTTAAAGCCAGCAAACGAACCTATTTGTGTAGCAAGAAAGCCTTTAGAGAAAGGATTAACTTTAGCTGCGAATGTTTTGAAGTACGGAACAGGTGCAATCAATATTGATGAGAGTAGGATTGGGACTGAGAAAATTCCACAACATCAAAGAGACTTATCAAATGCTGGCTTTAAAGCTGAGCCCCAACCTTTAAACTCACCTTC